GAACGTGAACGTGCCTGCCGTCAGCTTGTTGTCGGAAACCGCCATCGTCCCGGTCTGGCCGACGACTTGATAGGAGCCGACCGCCTCCGCCTCGTAGCCAGCAGCGATCTTGCCCGTGGGAAACGCGCCGCCGAACTCGCCGCCGTAAATCGCGAGCGAACCGGAACTGTAGGCAACATCCACCGCCGAACTTTCCGTCTTGTTGTTGTTGAAGTAGCCGCCCCTAAGCGAGAACTTCGTCGCGGCGTAGGCCGCAATCGCGCCACTGCCGGCGGTTGCGCTGGTCACCGTATTGCCCGTGAAGCGAGCACCGGCCACGTCAACGGAAAGGTCGGAACCCTCGCCTTTCGCCTCGGCGAAAATCGCGCTGCCCCAGCCCGTGCTCTTGTTGCCGCTGAACGTCACGTCCTTGGCAACCTTGAGAACGCCCTTGTCGCCGTTCTGGATCTTCATGGCAACGGCACCGCCATACATGGTTTCGCAATTGCGGATCGTTCCGCTGCGCAGGTCAACCGTACCATCCGTACAAAGAATGCCGCCGCCCCAAGCGCTGTCGCACTTGCAATTATCAATGATGCCACCGTCCAGAACGAACTCACGGCTTATCAACCTGGTCCTTTCCGGATCACCACCGGCATCCCTTTCCACCACGACGGCGGCGCCGCCCGCCCCGTTGTTGTTCACCTTGTGCCATCCGGTAATGGTCGTGCCGCCCGTAAGCGTCACCTTACCGCCAAGGACTCGAAGGCAAGCCCCGGGGAAATCACCACTATAGTTGCCACCCAGAAGCTTGCCCCCACCCGTAATCGTAAAGTCGACGCCAGCGCCCGTTACCAACATCCAGGTATTATCGTCGCGACCCGTAAGCGTATGGCCGTTCAGGTCGAGCGTAACCGTTACTTTATCGAGAAGAACAGGGTTCCAAAAGTCCTTGCCCTGCACGATGTCAGCATTCACTCGGACACTGCGACCTGCCATAAGATTTGTGCGCAGCTCCGCCCAGTTCGACACGCCGACGTATTCGTCGGCGAACGCCGTCAGTAGCGTTGCACACGCCGCCACGACCATTGTCAGTATTTTCTTCATGTTTTGTTTCCTTCTTTCTTGGTTGTTGTGTTGTCGGTTGTCGTTTCTCTTTTCGAGTTGTTTTCCTAATTATGTTTTCCTGTGTACCCTTACAGAAATCGCCTGTCTTAGTTGTTGCCGTAGAACGCCGCCTTGATGCGGAAATACTTCACGCTCGTAATGTCCGAAAGCGGATAATCGAACTGGTGCGTCAGTCGCTCCGTGCCATAGGCATAACTGCTGCCCGGCGCTGCTGCCGTGCCAAGCGCATACTTTACCGTCACGCCCGTCTCGGCGGAGTCGCGCGGCGTGATGCCACCCACATCCAACGTCAGGTAACTCGCGTTCGACGTCTGCACGGGCTGCGTCACAGGTAGCGAGTACTCATCCTTTGGGTTTAATCCGAGAACATAGCTGTTCCAGACGGGAATGCCGTTGTCGCCGTCCTGCGTGACCGTCGTTTCGTCGTAGTCGTTCTCCGTCATCCACTCGACGCGGATCTTCACAGTGAGGGGGTTGCCCTTCTCATCCGTTACGCTTGTAATCGTTGACGGGGTGCAGTAGAGCCGGACGGGTGCGTTGGTCTCGCGGTCACTCACGATGAGTTCGTAGTTCCCTGCCAACAGACTGACATCGCTCCACTCTCCGCAGTGAATCATCGCCTGCGAGAGGATGGCTGCAAGAAAGACATCGGCTGCCGTTCCCGACTGACCGATGTACGCCTTGAAGCCCTCCACCTGCTGCGAGGTGGGCGGTGTAAAGGTGGTAACGCGAAGATTAACCATTGTTGTCCTTCTTTTCGGTTTTCGCCTTCGGGACTTTGGTCTCAACGGGGTCTCCGATGATTCCGTTCAGCGTGTAGAGGTCAATCGTAATGACATCGTTGATTTCGATTTCCTCTCCGGCTTTCTTGTCAATTCCGAGCCGTTTGAGGTCTTGGAGTAAGATGTACTTTGCCATAACTTACTTGCTTTGTTTCTTTGCCCGTTTTGGGGCGGTTTTAGCCGCATCAACGGCTTTCGTGGTAACTTGCTCCGCTTTCGTGTTTAAGGGCGCGGAAACGGCTTCTTTTTCAATATAGCCGATGCCCTCGCGTACCAGTTCAGCCGCAAGGCTATCGGGGAGACACTTGATTGTGCCTGCCCCGATTCCTGCTGCCGATTGTGTGTAATGGAATCTTACCATTAGATGCTATCGTTGCTTGTTGAGCCTTCGTCAGAGAGAGCAGCCTTTGCTGCGGCTACGCTTGCGACATAGATGAGACCCTTCTTGCTTGAGGTAGCCACCTTGACCTGACAACGCTTACGGAAGTAAACATCGTTGCGGTCATAATCAGCGTTGCGCTTGATTTCCAACTCGTATGAGTTGCCGCCGCCATAGACCTGTGCGCAGGTGCTATCTGCGATGAACATCTCACCTGCGGAGAGACGGGTTGAAGGGAGAACGCGGACTCCGTTGATGACTCCACGAATCTGGTCAAAGAGGTAGTTGCCGTTGGCATCCTTGATGGTGCGGAGGGTTGCGTAGTCAGCCCAAGTCACGATAGCGACATTGGCGTTGAAGCCTTCCTTCGCAATCTGCATCACTGCATCAGCGATGACATCAGCCTCGTTTGCGCGAGTGACCTTGCCTGCTGAAAGGGCGGAGAAAGCGGTGGCTGCTGCCTTGAGACCGTAGACATCGGTGGGGTGGTTGGTGTCGTGTCCGTCACCTGCCCAAATCTCGTTGTCGAACTTCGCCTCAATCATCTTCTGACCCTCGTTCACGCAGTAGTCATAGAGCATCTCGAACCAGTCCTCGAACTCCGTTGAGAGCTGCATACGGCTGGCGATCTTCGCGTACTTGCGAGTTTTCTCCGCGAAGGTGACATCCATCAGGTTGGTGTTCTGTGCGAGTTCGGCTACATAACCGATGGTGCTTGCAGGGTTGTTGGTTGCTTCAACCCAGCCGAGTTTGTTGCCGACGCAAGGACGCTGACCGAAGGCAGCGATGAAAGCGTTGGCAGGTGCGTTGGCTGCGTAGATGGCAGGGTCAACTGCAACGGAGAGGAAGTTGTTGGGGTTTACATTGCCTGTACCCATAGCGGCAGGGTCGGTCTTGAGTTCGATTGCCACGCCTTCCTTTGAGCCGTTCTTCCAAGCGGCTTCGATTTCGGCTTTCTTCTCCTCCATAGCGATACGGAGGGCTGACTTGAAGTCAACTGCCTTTGCGCTCTTGAGGTTGGCTTTGAGTTCGTTGATGGACTTCTCCTGCTCCTTTACGGATGCATCGAGGTTGTTGATAGCGTTGTCCTTCTCCACCATTTTGGCTTCAAGGGCAGCGTTCTTGGACTCAAGGTCAGCGACTTTCGCTGACTGGGTGTCCTGCATTGATTTGAATTCTTCCAGTGTCATAGTGCTATGATTTGTTAAAGATTGTTTACCATTCGGGCGAACTTCTCGTTCTCTATGGCGGTTGCCATAGTGTCCAGTTCTTCATCGGTCTTGGATGCCCAGTCAATCGGGGTGTCCTCCGTCTTGACTTCGGGTGCGTTCTTCGCGCTGACCAACTTCGCTTCGGGGTTGGCAGGGATTGTCACGATGCTGATTTCACGCAGGGCGATTTCATCCAGTACGCGGACATCTCCCTCTGCGGTGGTCTTGTAGTGGTAGTTCAACGGGTAGTAACCGATGCTGAACTCCTTGAGGATTCCTGCCTCAATCAGCACCTGCGCATCCTTGCCCCAAGAGGTGGGAAGGAGGTCGGCTTCAAAGAGCAGCCCCGTCTCGTCTATCTTGAAGGAATCGTAATCGAACTTGCCGATTATCTGGTCATAGTTGTGCTGATAGCAGAACTGGCAGAGTGCCTTGTCCTCGCTTCCGAGCCAGTTGTCAAACGCGGTGGGGGCTATGAGGTCACCCACGCGGTCAATGTTGTTGATGCCTGCCCCGTATGCCTTGATGTGGAGCATCTTGCCCTCTCCATCGGCTTTGACCTCAAAGGTCGCAGGGATTGACTTGTATTCCAGTTCCATAGTCTTGTCTTTTGGGCAAAGATAGGACTACGGAAGGCGCGTAAGTGGTTGTGACTTATCCCACTTTTGGGCTATGCACGAAAAAGGGGCGGCAGATTGCCGTCCCTATCATTTCCGGTATTTCCGGTATTTCCGGTATTTCCGGTATGGGGTTATTGCTCGAAGTCTCTTG